ATTCCAGAAGAATTTGGTTCACTGTCCCAGTTACTTTCCTTATTGAAAGACACTCTTGCTGCATTTACGATTGTAAGATCGGATCCCATATGATCGACATATTCGACAAATCCTGCATCCAATACATTAATTTTCATTTGCATCTAGATCAAACTCCTTTATATACGAACACTCAGAACCCATATATTTCTTTACCAAATCAATTGATCTAAGTATAAATTTTTTGTCATTCTTGATGAATGAACAAATACCACAAAAGTTTTTCCAATCTTCGCTGTCAAACTCTTGATAATTCAATTCCCGAGAATGACGAATAAAGTTACTCAGATATTTATTTACACCAAGTAGATCCTCATCTGAGGTTTTCTTTCTTTTCTTCCAGGAAGCAATTGCTTCTTCCTTATTTTCATGCTTGTCTAGATACTTATCGTATAAGTTTCTTTTCTTCAACAAGATATTATACAACTCATTCAAGAATTTCTTATTGTCTTCGTGCCAATATTCAAATGTAGTTCCTGTTGTCTTGGTATATGTTCTTGCATAATCCACTGCACGGAAAAACATTTCTTCGTCTTGTGATCTGATATATTCACTAAACTTAAAATGAAATTCTGCTAGTCCTACAAGTAAATTATAATCATCTGTTGAAATTTTCATGACATTTTCTCCATGTGTTAAACGCAAGAACTGCTCTTGCCCCACTATATGTGTTTGCGTTGATTATATCAAGAACATCGTAATCGTTCAATACCATATCATTGATATCTTTTTGCTTTATATCATTTGGAAATATAACAATATTTTCATTTTCAGATATCAATTGACTCATCATATTTGCTACATTTCTACTTCTTGGTTCATTGTCGAGAATAAAAACCAAATCTTCATTTTTTAGTTTGTTCCTTATTTCAAGAAAATTACCAAGTCCTAATACAGCAATTGAGTTTGGAATGAACAGACTATCTATCGGTCCTTCAACAACATAAATTGTTTTACTTTTGTTGATAGTGTCAAGACCATATGTTAATCTTATTTTATCATTTGCTTTCAATGTAATGTATTTTGGTTTCACACTGCCGATTGAACGACCCTGGACACCAATGAGTTGATTGTTCTCATCAAATATCGGAATGATAATTCTTTCGTCGTCTTCCAGGAGATTAGAATAATCTGAATTAAATTCCTTTGCGAATATACCAAATTTCTTAGTATATCCAAATCTGTTCCATTTATTTTCTGGTATTTTTCTTTTCAACAAAAACTTGATCGCAACATGATCTGGAGGAAGTTCCTCAATCATTTCATATTTTGTTGTTTTATTAAACTCTGTATAAACATCCTCATCATCCAAAGTCTCTTCAAATGAAATATTCTTATCTTTGAATTTTTCAAGACAATATTCTTTAAATAACGCTGGAGATACTACTTCAAGAAATTTATAAATGTTGTATGAAATACCGCAGTTATGGCACTTATAAAAATAACTATCTGTGTTGCCGAAAAAATAACCTCTCGCTTTGTTTTTATTTGTTTCGGAATCACCGCAAATAGGACATCTACAATTCGCAAGATTAACCTTCTTCCATTTAAATTTCTCAAGGGAAGTTGAAACTAGATTGACATACTTCTTATCAATGTAAAGTGACATTAGAATTTCCAAGAATCAATATCATTTGATTTAACAAATGATTTTCCAGTTGCAGGAACTTGAGTTTGTTTATTTGACGCAGGAATCAACGCTGCTTCTTCCTTCTTTATATCAAACACTTTCATCTTGGAACGATTAATTCCAATAATGAATTTTCTATTTGATGCTGTATCATTATAGCGATTCTTCAATTGCTTTATCATTATCTGATTCATTTCAGCGAGTTCTTCCGTTGAAATAAGAGCAATCATAAAATCAGCAGTGGCAGGAAGACCAAACGATTCAGATGTATCTTCAAGACCAACATCTGTACTGGAATAACCAGATCTAGTGGTTTGTGTAGCACTGAATAGTGGCACACCATATTCTACAGCAAGACCTCTCAACTCTTCTGCTATGGACTTGACATACATGTATGAATTTACATTATTTCCATTCTTTAGTCGTGCAGAAGCGCAGATGTTCAAGTAATCAACAAAGATTATATCTGGTTTGAATTTTCTTTTAAGTTGAAGTTCATCAAGAAGAAATCTAAAATGATTTACATTTGCTGTTGCAGTTGGATATTCCTTTATGATCAATTTGCCGCGAACGCCAGCACCAAGATTTTGCATCTTCTTATCATATACTGTCTTCGGAAGATCTCGGAGAGTATCAAGAGTGACATCAAGAAGATTTGCATCTATTCTCTCTGCAATTCTTTCTTCTGCCATCTCACATGTGATGTACAAAACGTTTTGATTTTGCTTCAAACAATTTGCAGCATGGTGACAAAGAAACAGAGATTTTCCAACACCAGTTCCTGCCATTACAATATTCAGAGTCTTTGTTGGAGTACCACCGTTTGTGATCTGATTCAAAAATTCTAGATCAAATCCAATTCTCTTTTCCTTTGTATGATAAAATTCATATCGCTTCTCATAATCTTCAATATAATCGTGACCGATATGAGCATCAAAGGATACTGCTAACGCTTTTGAGAGAATATCTGGAATAGATCCTTCAGATTGTTGAGATTTACCATCAATAATCTGAATGGATTCCATGATTGCATTATATACTGCTTTTTCCTTGCAGAAACTTTCGGTTTCGTTAAGTAACCATTCCGAGTCACATAATTCTTGAGTGTTTGTGATTTCTTCAATGATATCCGTGACACGTTTCATCTCCTCCTGAGTTATACTTTTATTCTTGTCTAGAATAATATATAGTGCTTCTTTTGTTGGGAGATTATTATATTTAATGATAAAATCATGAATTGTTTCATAAACAAATCTAAGAGATCTGTCATGAAAATATTCTTTCTTGATGAATGGAGTCACCTTTCTTGAATATATCTCATTCTTGATTAGATTGTGTAGTATCAGTTTTTCTATGTCCGTCATTCTTTAAATCAGCAATCTGCTGCCTTAGATCTCGTATCTCTACTGCACCCGCTTCAAGTATATCCTGAATTTCTCTCCAGAATGTGAACACTTGACATAAGCGAGCATGATCCATTCTATCTTCTATTGGTAGGTTTTCAATCCTAGAAATAATAAATGGATTATTTAACTCATTTACCACATCATAAATTCTATTATTCATTTTCTAACTCTTTTGAAGACCCATAACTAAATTCACTATAGACATATTTGTTGATCTGATCAAGTATATCTTTAGTGAAATACTTTTCTGGATTATCATAAATTGTTTTTTCAAATGCCTTTGATCCATCTGGAAGTTCAATCCTAGTGGAATTCTTTTTGAAGATTCCAGCATCTACTGCAATCTCTACAAGACCATAATAAGGATCAAGACCAGTATCATAATTCAAACGAACATCAATTTGTTTATTTTCTTTTGTAAATCTTCCCTTGTAGAGTTTAACATGAATAATGTTACCAACTACATCTCCATCTGAATTCTTATCCTTTTTCTTGGAAAGATAAACAATTGTAGATGCTGCATACTTAAGACCAGTACCGCCACCCATTTCCGACATTGGAACATAAGAACCAACGACTTGATAAGTGTGATTCGTCATGATCATTGGAATCTTTGCGATCCCAAGTTTCACTGTAAGTACGCGGAATGTTGACTTGACGATTTGAGCACGGGTCATATCCCGTGTTTCTTTTCCATCAGCAGTGTCATTCATCTCTTTGGATGTTGACAACATACCAAGAGAATCAAGAACAATCATTGTTGGTTTTCTATCTTGCTTTGGGAGTTCAAGATACTTATCAACAATTGTAATCGCTTGATGACGAAACTCTTCTACAGTTGACACGGGAAATACTGCAATACGCTTTGGATCGATTCCACGATTCTTGAACATCTCAGAAGTAACTGCTTGCTCTGAATCGAAGTACAGAACAACTGCTTCTGGATTATCTCTTAGAAACTTGGATACAATGGATAGAGTAAAGTAAGTTTTA